AGGAACGCCCACTGGTAGAGTCTGCCCAGCCAGTAGAGTTGCTGTGCCCACGGCATCGGCTCCAGGCGCACCTTGAGCTTGGCGCACCCCTCGCCGTCATCCGCGTCCAACACCGTCGCCGAGCACCAGTCCGGGTCGCTCGATCCCTTTTTCGCGGTCGGGTCGATTCCCTCCGCATGGTCAGCCCCGATGATGTAGTGCCCACCCGGGCGCGGCATCCGGTACACCACCAGGTCGCCCCGCCCGTCTCCCGCCGGCAGGAACTGGACCCGCTTCTCCACGCCGGCGTCGATCACCTCCAGCTTCCCCCGCGGCGCTTCCGCGATCGCCGGCATCCGCGCCACGGCCGCCATGTCGAAGATCGTCCGCCCCGACGTCAGAAACGCTTCCTGCGGATTGCCCGGATGCTCCTGCTGGAACCGCTCCGCCTTCCCCTCGCACGAAGTCTCGATCGTGAACCGCCGCCACGCGAGCTGCCGCAGCGTCAGGTTATACCGCTGCTGCTCTTCCCACTCCGCGCGCGTAAGGCTCTTCTGAAACGCCGCGGCCGACGCGTACCCCAGGCGCGTCGCGTCGATCGCATTCTCCGGATGCTCCCAATATCCGAAGAACACGAACGCCCAGCCGGACCGCCCCGACTGCGCCAACTGGCACAGCTCGTAGAAATCGCCGCCCATCCCGTTCGCCGTGCTCTCCACAATCACGCCCGAGTCCGGCGAGTTCGGCACGCGCTGCATGGCCCCAGTCATCAACGTGGCCAGCGACCGGTAGAAGGCCGCCTCACTGAAGTGCAGCCAGTTGAACGGCGCCGAGCGCACAATGTCCTCGTTGTTCGCCGTGCCCACCAGAATGCTCGATTCGTTCGCCCACCGCAGCCACCGGTCCGTGTCCTTCACCAGGTCCGGCAGCACGATCGCCGCGTTCCACTCCTCCCCGTACGGATGCTGGCTGTACGACTTGATGTATTGCTGGTAATACTCGAACACCAGGTCCGCGTGCGCGTAGATATCGGCCAGCACCAGCGCCCGCCGGCCGGGAAAGAACGGCACGCGCCGGAAGATCTCCGTCGCCGCGCTCGACGACATCCAGACCTGGCTCGCCTTCAGGCAGCACACGCGCACCGGAACGCCCGCCTGCTCTTGCTTGCGGATGGCCGCGTTCAGTTTCATCCCCGCCGGCGAATGCCGGTACGGGACCGCGATGCCCTCTTTGTTTCGGATCTCAAGCCGCGCGCAGAACTCCGCGTGGCTGGTGAACCCGCGGATTATCGCGCGCATCTCGGCCGGCGTCAGATCGTTCGGCGTCAGGCCGCCTTGAGAAGCCCCCGCAGATTGGCGATCGCCGCCTTGTGGATCTGTGACAGCCAGCTTTCGCCCACGCCGAGCGCCCGCGCCGCTTCCGACTGCCGCATGTCCCCGCCGTACACCAGGCGGATCACCTCGGCCTGGCGCGCCGGCAGCCGCGCTACGTCGTCCCATATTTTGCGCTCCTCCGCTCGCTCCACCAGAACCAGCGGGGATGGGTCGTGTGACGCCGCCTCCGCCACCGGCCCGTCATCGTTTACGAGCGGCGTTGCCAGCGGATGGTAGTTTCTTCGCCGGATCGCGTCGATGCACGCCCCGCGCACCCCCGCCCACGCGAACGCCCGGAACGCCCTTCCGTCCTCCGGATCGCCCCGGTACCTTGCCGCCGCCTTGAGCAGTCCGAGCGCCGCGGGTCCGCTCAGGTCCCCTTTTTCGAACCACGTTGGCAGCGCCCGCAGCACTCTTGCCGCCACCGCCAGCGCCCACTCCAGATGCTCGACGGCCAGCCGGTTGCGCCGCTCCAGGCTGCACCGCTGGCTGGCCCCGGCCCCTTGTGTTGTCTTTTCCGGCCCCTGGCGGGGTACCCGCTGCTGTTGCGGGTCCGCCCCCGGGCCCTGCCTCGTCCGCGGTGACTTGTCGATACAGCACAAGCAACTCTTCGAACGTCCCCTGGAATTTCCTGCCGCCCTCCCCGCCATGGTCCTCTCCCTTGGTCAACGTGAGAAATTCGCCCAGCCGGCCGGCCGCGCGCAGTTGCACTTCGTGGTCGTGCGGCGTTTTCTTCTTCGCCGTGAGTCCCCGGTCGATAGCGTCCAGCGCCTTTACCAGCGACTTTTTGAGCCGGTCGGTATGCGGCTTGAGCAGCTCGCGGATCTCAAGCGCCGTCTCCGGCTCGGCCGCCAGGCGCTCCACGTGCCGCTCGCTGCACCGGGCCGCCTGGGCGATCTTACGCGTCGGCGCGCCTGCCACCTTGCCTCTTGCCACAATCGACCGCCGCGCCGCCTTGCTCGCCTTGGTTCCCTTCCCCGGCATCTATTCCACCAACGCCTTCGCGATCGCGCGCATCTCGGCCGCGATCGCCGCCCGGCTCATGCGCCGGATGTGCGTCAGTTCCTCAGCCAAACAGAACAGCCGCGTCGCCGAGTCCACCACGCGCCGCGCGTCGGGATTCGTCTCCCACCGCGCCACGCCGATCGCGAGTTGCGCCTCGATCCGCGCCGCTGCCGTCATGGCGGGTTAGAGCTTTCTGGTCGCGTACTGCCCGCGAATGTTGCGCGCCAGGTGTTCACCCTTCGAATGCGCCGCCAGCAGGGCCTGATGGTGCTCCGCCGGCACACCGTCGTATTCGTACTCCGCGCCGCTATGGAACCGCACGCGCAGAACCTGTGACTCGGCGTCGTATCCCACCGCCGCCACGTTGCTCGATTGCTCTACCGGCGCCATCGTCATGTTTTCGTCCCCTGTCTTCCGGCCCCTGGCCCCCGGCCCCTGTCTTCCGGTCATGCCGCGCGCAACTGCCTCGGGACCGGATCGAGGATCACCCTCCGGCCGCTCTGACTCTCGCTGATGTACTTACCGTGCTGGTCCTGCGGGATCTCTTTCTCGATCAGTCCCAGCCCCGGCGTCCATAGCTCCGCGATCCGCTTGAGTCCGAGCTTCCGCACCAGCCCCTCCACGTTCTTCACCACCCGGCTGCGTTGGCATGCCGTCACGGGAACCAGCCAGGTTGCGCCTTCCACCACGCAACTCTTCGCGGCCGGCGCCGCCGCACAGCGCGTCAGCATCTCCGCGGCAAGCTCCGCGAAGCGCTGCGCGTCCGGATTGATGGCGGGTTTCCACCGCTGCATCCGCCCGCGCGTCTCGCTGTATTCGTCCGCCAACTCGGCCAGGCTCAGGTCCTTTGCCGGCTTCAACTCCACTCTCGCGGCCGCTGCCCGCGCCGGCGCGTCGATCGGAATCGGCGCCCGCGCCGCGGTCTTTGCTCTCGATGTGCTCATCATCTTAAATAATAATGTTCACTTTCATACAAAACTAACCGGATTAAAGTACGATGGTTGTAGGAGCCTTTCGGCCAACGCCCTTGTGTGGGGGTCGAATACACCGCAAATGCGCCGCATACGGATGGGCTCGGACGCGCTGATTATCCTATCTCCGCGCGAGGGCCAGATCTTAGATCTCGTTGCCGCTGGCCTGCCGAATAAGGCCATTGCTTTCCAACTCTCGGTCAGCATCAGCAACGTCAAAACCCGCGTTTCCGCTCTCCTCCTCTCGCTCCACGCGGGGAACCGCGTCGGCCTATGCCGCTGGGCCCTCAGTCACCCGTCCGCCCTCCACGGCGACGCCGTCTGTCTGGACCAGGCCGAGCCACTCCTCGAACGCGTAGCTTGACCTTCGCCAAAATTTGGGAATTGAGTACACCGGAGAAAACAGCAATGGAAAGAACGAATCCCGCGAGTGAACCGTATCCCGCAGCGGGGCTATATGCCAGGATTGCCGATCTGGAGGCAGCTCTCCACAAAACACATGCTTATTCTGTTGCGCTTACGAGCGATCCAGCGCTATCCACGGTGGCGCGAGACTCCGCGTTGCGCATTGGCGGGTTGGCAGAGAAGGCGCTTTGTACGTGTGACAAGCATCCTGACGTGCTTTTCCATGGGATCTTGTGCCGATTTCGCGCCGGGGCTTAGCCCGGTGTACTTATGTATATAACTCCCCAAAATTTCCCCTTGACAGCGCCCCCGCGATAGAATTACCATTTCATACGTGCCATTTGACCGCGTCGCGCACTGCCGCAAAATCGCTAGGCTCGGAGGAATCGG